CTTGTTAAGATAGATGAAAATGGCAATGTTGCTGGTAGACTAGTAGGCGTTAGAGCAAAAAATTTAGTGGCAGAGTTCATCAATGATTAAAAAGACAAAATCCAATTTAATGGATACAAGAGATTCATTCAAACCCTTTAATTACCCGTGGGCGTATGATGCATGGTTAAAGCATGAGCAATCCCATTGGCTGCATACCGAAGTCCCAATGGTAGAAGATGTTAAAGATTGGAAAAAGAAGTTAACAACTGAAGAAAAACAATTCTTAACACACATCTTTAGATTCTTTACTCAAGGTGATATTGACGTTGCTGGCGGATATGTCAACAACTACCTTCCTTATTTTCCACAGCCTGAAGTACGGATGATGTTGTTAGGCTTTGCAGCACGCGAAGCTCTACATATTGCAGCATACTCACATTTAATTGAGACATTGGGATTGCCCGAGACAATGTATAATGAGTTCTTGGCTTATGAAGAAATGAAAGCCAAGCATGATTATGTATTAGATATATCACAACAAAACTCCACAAAAGAAAACACCGCAAAACATATTGCTATCTTCTCAGCATTTACAGAAGGTATGCAACTGTTTAGTTCTTTTATTATGTTGTTGAATTTCCCTCGTCATGGCAAAATGAAGGGCATGGGACAAATTGTTACTTGGTCTATTGTGGATGAGACTCAGCATTGTGAGGCCATGATCAAATTATTCAGAACATATATACAAGAGAATCCGGAGATATGGAACGATCAGCTCAAAGGTGAACTGTATACAATTGCTGAACAAATGGTTCTACTTGAAGAACGCTTTATTGATTTGGCATTTGCCATGGGTCCTATGGAAAATTTAAATGCTGCAGATGTCAAACAGTATATCCGTTATATTACTGATCGTCGCCTTATTAGTCTTGGTCTTAAGGGAATCATGAAGGTTAAAAAGAATCCGCTACCTTGGGTTGAGGAACAAATTAATGCGCCGATTCACACCAACTTCTTTGAGAATAGAGCAACAGACTATGCCAAGGCAGCGCAGACTGGGTCGTGGGAAGATGTTTGGGCAAAACAAAAATGAAAACTTTTAAAGAACTAACCGAGCCAAGGTATTATGCCAATGGCGCATTGATCTCAGCAAAACTACCACCAGCTTATGAAAAGGCAAAGGGTGAAAAGAATTGTGCCAACTGTGGTGCTTATGCACCCGGCACAAAGTATTGTAAAACTTGGGATGCTAAGGTGCGTCCAGAATATTATTGTAAAAAATGGATCAAGAAAGAGAATTAAAATTCTTTGAGAAAAGAAGATTAATATGTGATGAGTGCGAGCATCAGATACAAATCATGGGTATCAATACTTGTGAGGTGTGTAGTTGCTCAATATGGGGCAAGACTTTAATTAAACCTGCGAAATGTCCTAAAGGAAAATGGAATGCCGAATAAATTTGATTATGCTCATATGATTGTCGCTGAGACTTATGCTAAGTTATCATCAGCTAAACGATTGCAGGTCGGTGCTGTTGTTGAGAAAGACAATAGAATTATATCTATTGGATACAACGGCACTCCTGCTGGCTGGGATAATACTTGTGAAGATACCTTTGAAGAGCACTCTACATATGTAATTGACATGGGTGGCCCTGAGTATCCCATGATTGCTACTCGCACAAAAACAAAACCCGAAGTCATTCATGCTGAAATGAATGCCATTGGTAAGTTGGCTAAGTCAAATGAATCAGGCAACGGTGCCACAATGTATATCACCCATGCACCATGCTTTGACTGTGCTAAACTTATACATATAGCAGGGATTAAAAAAGTATTTTATCGCAATCAATATAGAAGCGATGAAGGTATAGAATTTTTAAACAAGTGTAACATTGAAGTGGAGAAAATATGAGTGTAAATAAAAAAATTGGTCTAACGTGCTCAACTTTCGATTTGTTCCATTCCGGGCATGTCATCATGCTGGAAGAAGCAAAGCGACAATGCGATTATCTAATTGCTGCGATTCAGGTTGATCCTACAATAGATAGAAAATCTAAAAACAAACCTGTGCAATCGATCATTGAGAGACAGATTCAGGTATCATCATGCAAGCATGTTGATGAGATTATAGTATATTCGACAGAGAAAGAGCTCGAGGATATCTTTATGGCATTGCCAATTGATGTTCGAATCTTGGGTGAGGAATATAAAGATACAGACTATACCGGCAAAGATATTTGCATGAAAAGAGGAATAGAATTGTATTTTAATAAACGAGATCATTTCTTTAGTTCATCTGACCTGCGTCAACGAGTATTTGATGCAGAAGCTAAAAAGAGAGGATTAACATGGCAAGAAAGCAACACCACGAATGCGTCGAGTGTGATGGCGTCTTCAAGATAAATTTTGATCTTGACGAAGACTACTATAAAGTAGAATTCTGTCCATTCTGTGGGTCGCATATGGATGAAGATCAACAGGATGAGTACGAAGACGAAGACCTGTCCTAAGTGTAGTACAGAGCATACCAAACCAGGTAAGTTCTGTTCTCGCGCCTGTGCAAATTCCAGACAATGGAATGAAGAGCACAAGAAGGTGTTTTCAGAAAAGCAAGCGGCATATATGGCACGCGAGGAATCTGAAGAACACAGATATAAGAAATCAATACAGTCCCGAATGCTGCAAAAAGCCGGCATTATGGGCACCGGCGAACTAGCTGAAGACGCCGAAGATATAATGACAAATCCCGATGATTACTTCTTTGTTCCGCCAAGGGATGATGGTGATAACTTTTCTGATGGAAACGACTATTGGGAAACCGTATAAATACTAATTTAATATTGGTATTTAGATGTGGTTATATAAAGAAAAACCTTTAGAAACTGTTCCAGAAGAAGCATATGGTTATGTGTACTTGATTACTAATACTGCCACGAATCGCAAGTATATTGGTAAAAAGTTGTTTTGGTTCCGTAGAACGAAAGTAGTTAAGGGTAAGAAGAAAAGATTAAAAGTCGAATCAGATTGGAAAGAATATTGGTCTTCATCTGATGAGGTTAAGAAAGATGTTGAAACGCATGGTGCGGATAAGTTTATACGAGAGATACTGCATATATGCCCGAATAAAGGCTTGTGCAATTATTTGGAAGCAAGAGAACAAATGGATAGACGAGTTTTAGAAACAGAAGATTATTACAACGGCCAAGTGCAATGCCGTGTACATAAAACTCATATAAAGAATCTAAAGGCATAAGATGACAATATCAATAACAGGGGGTACTTTTAGCGGTGGAATGCAATTTTTTATTCCGCCGCCGCCGTTACTCCCCGTCTTAAATTTAGATGCAGCTAATTATTCTGCAGTGCCTACTAACGGTAGCACAATAGCTGGCACGGGCACATTTGTTATTAATGTTGCAAATCCCACACCTAGAATTAGTTGGAATAGTGCAAACGGTGGAGTGTTTAGAGTAACTACTGCAAGCACTACAAACTTCTTAACCTTTGGTCCAGACTATAGTAGCGGTACACAGGCTTTTACTGTGGGTATGGCATATAAATGGAATGGAACTCTTGGCGGTAGATTACTAAATGCCAACTCAGCAACACCTGATTTTCTCATGGGATTGTGGGGTTCAGGCGGATGTAAAATGAATATTGCTTACGGTGATGCTTTTGTTGGTAGTTCTGCGGATACCGCAGATACCGCTTGGCACTTTATATGGTTTACTAATACTGGATCTGCTGGTGCAAGCAAAGCAAAAAGTTATATAGCTACTAGCACAGCCCCAAGCGGAACATACGGTACCGGTGCAACAAACAATGGGTTTAATGGATTGAGATTGTTTGGTAGATTTTCAAATTCAACTACTAGTAGTGAACAAGTTGATGCAGATGTAGGATTTGTCAAAGTTTGGGATAAAGAATTAACTTTGGCAGAAATTCAAGCAGAACATGCAACATATAAAACAAGATTTGGCTACTAATAGGAAGAACGTTCCTATCAACAAATACAGCAAACGTATAAGAAAGAATTAAAATGCAAATTACAAATGTTAACTTTGCTCTTGGTGGAATGAATGTGCGAACATGGGATCCTCCTGTTCCTCCACCTGTTTATCTGTGGGCGTGGGGTAGAAATGCATATGGTCAATTGGGCTTGGGCAATACTACATATTATTCAAGTCCAATGCAAGTTGGCGCATTAACTTCTTGGTCACGTATTAGTGGAGGTGCTGGGCACACCCTGGCTCTAAAAACAGATGGTACCATGTGGTCGTGGGGGAGAAATGCATATGGTCAACTAGGGTTAGGCAATGCCACAATTCAATCTAGTCCAGTACAAATAGGTGCGTTAACTACTTGGTTAACCATCGCGTCAGGTAAATATCACGACTTGGCCATCAAAACAGATGGCACATTATGGACTTGGGGCTACAATCCTAACGGTCAATTGGGCCTAGGTGATGCGGGTGGCGGCACAAATAGATCTAGTCCAGTACAAGTTGGTGCCTTAACTGCTTGGTCAAGTATTAGTGCAGGTTGGCAGCATAGCTTGGCCGTAAAAACAGATGGTAGCTTATGGGCATGGGGTTACGGGGGAAACTATCAGTTAGGTTTGGGCAATACCACAGCCAGATCCAGTCCTGTACAGGTTGGCGCGTTAACCACCTGGTTAAGTATTAGTGCAGGTTTTTATCATAGTACAGCTATAAAAACGGATGGTACCATGTGGGGATGGGGATACAATACACAAGGTCAGGTAGGTTTAGGCAATGTTACATTTTATAACAGTCCAGTACAGATTGGCGCATTAACTACCTGGTTAAGTATTAGTGCAGGTGGTTATTTTAGCGCGGCCATTAAAACAGATGGTACTTTATGGTCATGGGGTAAAAATAATTTTGGTCAACTTGGTCTAAACAATACTACATATAGATCTAGTCCTGTACAAGTTGGTGCGCTAACTGCTTGGTCACGTATTAGTACCGGTGAATATCATACCTTGGCCTTACAAACAGATGGTACCATGTGGTCGTGGGGTAACAATGCACGGGGTCAGTTAGGTTTAGGCAATATTACATATAGGTCTAGTCCAGTACAAGTTGGTGCCTTAACTACTTGGTCTAGCATAACAGCAGGCGGACGTCACAGCTTAGCAACCGGTTAAAATTTATGACAATACAACAACTACTCGAATGCGTATTTTATGCGTGGATAATTTGGAATGCAATCGGCTTTATTAGAGCGGTAACTAATAAAGACATGCAACAATATAAAATGATTACTCCGCCCAGTGAACGGGAAAAGTATATAGAATGCAAGGTTGAGCATCACGGAGATCAAGTATACTTATGGACCCTGAACCCTGAAGCATTTTTAATTCAAGGCAAGTCCATGGATGCAATACAAGAAGCATTGCTAAAGATAATGCCCAATACGACTCTGGTAATAACAGAATCGGATCGAGAGTTAGACGGTCTAAACCCTGTGTAAGTTATAAAGTATCTGCACTGCGATAGCAGCTGTGGATATTGCCACGATTAAAATGTAATAAATTGCATGTCTCATTTTTAATTATCCCAAATCACATGATCCGCAACCGGAGATATCAATTTCATTATTTGTTCGTATTCAAGTTTATTTTTATGCACATCATACCTGTAAGGTACTCGGATGCAAGTGAGAATATAATGTTTCATTTTATTTGTGATGCGAATAGACATCTGTTCTAATACTGTGTCAGCGGGCGTTCCGTTTGCCAATGCTTGCATGGCATAACCTAATTCAAACTGTCTGACTCTTTCAGACCATTGTTCAAATGTCTCTCCGTCTTTGATTTTCATTTAAATAATGATAAAGATGCGAGTTTTGATTCCAAATAGGCAATCTGTGTTACTATGGCATCGAATGATGCACAGGTGCTAGATGAACCGGATACACCCACAGTATGTTGTAATAATACTTCAGCGTCAATTCGTAACTGTTCAATATCTGCGGTGTATCGTGCAGCGGTTGCATCGATGATTTGATTTCTAAAACTCATTATTTGTTCTTTCGTGTTTGATGTCGATATTCTCTTTTTATCCACCATTTATATTTGCCCCAATATTCTTGAATAGTTATTTGTTCTT